CTTGGCAGTCCTACCGTCGGGTCGCCTACGGTCATATTTGCCGTAGCCGTTTTCAGCATCCTGCGGGTACGAATGTCGCGTGCTAGGCGCAACTCCGCTAGGCTGATAAAGTCGGGAATCTGGCTGGTAAGGTCACTCCGTCCGAGGTAGTTCGCTACCGATGTCTGGAGGTCGCTGAAAGTCGCTAGGGCCATTGTAGTCGTTCCATGAATAAGTGTAAGACCCAACGTGCCCAATTGCGTTGGACAGGTGGTGGTCTAAATAAGTATCGAATCCTGCGTCTTTTGCCTTGATGCAGAAGTACACATCCTCGCCTAGCAACTTGTCGCCAGGTATCTTCTCAAACCAGAACCACGGTCTAGGAGTGTTCTCAAACACCTCCCGCTTGACCATCATCACCCCGCAACCAATCGCGGTCACGCACTCTAGGTGGGTCTTGTCTTTAGAGACGATTGGAATCCAATGATTCTCTTTCTTCTCAAAGTCAATCTCTAGGTTCTTTGCCGTAGGTCTGACCGGCGAGGTTCTCGTTGTAGCGTTCACCCCAACGATGGGCTTATCGTGCGCTAACAGTATCTCAATCGTATTCTTCGGGAACCTCATGTCTGCGTCTATCCACAGAATGTAGTCCGCACCCTCTTTTATCGCTTCGGCTGCCAGCTTCTCGCGTTGGTCAAATATCAGGGTTCCGGCAACCGTGTAAACCGCCTGGTGTCCAGTACGGTTTCTTGCGTCGTAGGCACATAACACCGCCAAGTCAAACGCCGTTCCTATCTCCATCTCTCCACGAGAAGGGATACAAATGGCGACTTTCTTATCTTCCCACGGTGTCTTTTGTTGCTTTTGCTTAATCTTGTCGTGAATCTTGCCCACTAAACTCTCCCCGGTCTTGTCCGTAAAAAACGGTTTGCCGGGTCATTTAGAAAAGCCTTCATGCGTTTCTGGTCTACCACAGCGAACCCCCTCATAATCCCCTGTACATTCAGGTCTGCAATGACCGAATTGGGAATCTCCGCTACCCGCGCACCATCACCCCACCGGGCGCGTTCGTCTATCTGGTTATAAGAAGCCTTGTTAGCCTCTAGGATTGGTGCGACGTTTTGTTCGTCCCTGATGACAAGCCCGCCATCGCCGTCCGCAAACCAAGTCCGTTTTCCCTCTATCGTTACTTCTTCGCCCAACTTTTGCATATTTACCCCACAAAACCGACGGTGGGAATATCCCACCGCCGATTCTATCACAAGTTACGCTGCTTTGATGTCAAAGATACCGCCGTGTGCTTTCTCGTTACGAACTTCGAGGGTCAGTTCGGCAAGAATCTGAGTCTTGTCAGAGTCGCCGGTCTTAGCCAGGTCATTCGTCTGGAAAGGACGGAGGTAAGCAAGGGCTGCGTACTCTGGGTCAAGCATCAGGGCATCAGTAGAACGCATAAAGCGGTCAGGAACGATGCTGATGAGGCCGAAGTCCGAGAGGTATGCACCAGCGGCGGCAACGATAGTCGTTGGCTCTGCGCCGGTCACATAACGCTGCTCTGCAACACCAGCAAAGCCAGACACAGTTGCCTTCAAGCCTGGGGGAACAACCAAAATCTTGGGTGTGCCGCCTTCTTCAAAGATTTCCTGTGCCACGGTCTTGAGCATGGACTCAAGGAACGTGCGGGTTGTGGTGTCCGAACGGATGTCGGAACCGTCACCTGTCGGGTTTGTACCAGCCGAACCCTTGGATACGTTGCTGGTGATGTAAGAAAGGAGCGAACCTAGCTTACGTGCGCCAGAAGTAGCCGTACCGTTGGTCTTGGCTTGGTTAGCCGTGATGATTGTCTCGATGTCGCGCTTGATTTCGGAAGCGGCTTTAGCCAACTGGTAAGCCTTCTCAGACTTACGGCCAGCCTTGTCTACTGCCTCAAGCGTGCCCGAAACCTGAACGGTCTTACCAACGATTTGCGTGAAGTTGCCAACACGGGTCGTGGGCGAGAGCGATGCTGCGGCTGCGTCATCACCTTCGATGAGGGCGTTAGCAGTCGTAGCGGCGGCCAATGCGTCGGTCTGCCACTCGTGGTTGGTCTGGGTAGCCTTGGACTTGCCGATGGACGACATGATTGGCGTGTCGGTGGGGCTAATCGAGTAAATAACATTTGCTAAGTCTTCGCGGACACCAATGCTGGTGTACCGCAGGTAGGTATTTGATGGGACTGCCATTTAATTCTCCTTAGAGGAATCGTTCGAGTAAAGCCGCCGCGTCTCGCGGGCGACCAGTCTGTTGTAGTTTCTTGGTCAATTTCTTGACCGCCTCTCCGTCCTTATCAAGGCGTTGAGAGCCGACCCCAGGTGCTAATGACTTGGGAGCCTCTGCCACTCTTTTGGAGATGGCAGGTTTTGACTTCTGCAATTTTTCGTATTGCATAGCCCGATACAGAGTCAGGACGGCGCGGTGGTCGTACACCTGCGACAACTCTTGGTCTGTCCAGCCTACCGATTTGGCGTAATCTTTTATCTCCTTGCGGATAACCTCGCCCTTTACCTCATCTCCGAAATCAGGGATTGCGCTTCTTAAGCGTTCCTGTTCTGAGTTGATGTGTTGCCTCAACCTCTCCTGATGCTCGGAGGCTTGCTTGGCTTGGAGTGATTCGCGCTCGGCGCGGACAGCCTGAAGCTGCTTTTCGCGTTCCATGTTCTCTGCCATCTTGACCGCGTACCCAATGGGGTCTTGGTCTTTTAAGGCAGTCAGGTCTTCCGCAGGTTGTGTCAACATCTGTTCGATGACTTGCAACCGTTGGGCATAGGTGTCCCGCAATTTGGCGGCTTCATCTATCCTAGCGCGTTCGGATTCGACTGCCTTACGCTGTTCGGCTAGATTCTGCGTCTTTTTGGTGTAGTCAGATGTGCGTGAGTAGCCCTTAATCAGTTCGTCTAAGTCCACGTCCAGTTCTTCGTTGTCAACCTTGACCCGAAACCTTTGTGGTGCTTCGACTTCTTCTTGGACTTCTTCGCCTTCCGCTTCCTCAGATTCCTCGGCTTGCGCTTCGTACTCTTGGGTTTCTTCCTGTGCTAGTTCCTCGGCTTGGCCTTCCGGCTGCTCTGGCTCCAACATCCCGAAGATTTTGGCGGCTGCATTGTCTACTGTTTGTGCACTCCCTTGCGGGTTGGTGTCTTCCATTTGGAACTCCTACTGTGGTTAAAAAACCATAAACTTGCGTTTCTTGTCTATCTCCTTGTTGGTGGCGATGGACTTGAGTGACGCAATAAATTCTTCTAGCCCTTTGAGTTTTAGACGCTCGCGTTCACGAAAGTCTAAAGCATCGTCAGAACTATCTAAGATGTTGTTAATATACATCAGCCGTTGCTTTTCCACAACAGCCATAAAAAACTCGTCGTTCAGGAAGGCTATCGCCCGTTCTGTTTCGTTCAACCAGGTATCTCCACGTTTCCTGTAATCTGTGCGCCGACCTTGGCGGCTTTAAGCTGTGCCTCGGCTTGGAACTCTGCCGTCTTGAGTTGCAACTGTGCGGCTGCCTTCTCGCGCTCCAACTGAATGTCTGCGGCGGCTTTCTCGCGCTGTAGCTGGATGTCTGCCTGTGCCTTGGCTTGGTTCAACTGGATGTCTGCTTGCGCCTTTGCTTGCGTGACTTGCATCTGGGCTTGCGCCTGTTGCATCAGAGCTGCCGTAGCGGGGTCAGGTTGGGGCTGTTGGGGCTGCATCATCTGCTGCTCCATCTCCGGCGTAATCTCGCGGAAGAACTCAGATGTGTCCTTGAACCCTGCGGACTCGATGAACCTTCCAAGCGTGTTGCGGTACTGGCTAGGCGAGACTAGCGGGTTGGCTATGCCCATCTGGGACATAATCTGCTCCTGCTTTTGCAGGATTGCGGCCACCATCGCCATCTGTTGCTCACGGTTACCCGTACCCAGACCGACGTTTACCGTCAGGTCGTACTCGTTGCTCCACTCTCTAGGGTCGATAGCCACGAACTTGCCACGCATCCGCACAATCCGTTCCTTGTCTTGGTACTTGCAGACAAGGTGCAGGATGGACTTGAACAGGTCTTTTACCCCTGTCTCGGCGAATATCCTAGCAATCAACTCAACCTTTGCGGCTCCTGCGTTCTGAACCATCGCCACCGCTGTCGCGGTAGTGTTTTGCAGGATGTTGGGGTCTAAGCCCTGAGAAGCCTGTGTAACGCCTGTGCGCTTCTGCTGTATCTCGTCCATGTAGGCAAGCATGGGGAAGGCTTGTCCGGCCACCAGAGGCA